TTATGATTTGATGTAATTGTGAAACTACCTGAACTTTTCGCACTTACTGCAACATATCCATTTGATTGATTTAGAGTTTGTTTGCTTACCATAATGATTGAATTTGCAGTTACTAATGAATTACTTACCGTAACTTCTCCAGGGTTTCCACCATCTAATACTGCCGTTCCTGCTTGTTGGTTAGAACCAGTTTGAAACTTATACTGATTACCTGGTGATGTGTTTATTGAACCAGATACATCGGTATTTCTTAACATAGTGATTCTACCATCAGTATAATCTGCAACATTTTGGAAACCAATAAATGCAGGGAAGTTATCACCACTATCATTACCAAAGATAGAAGGACCAGACCAACCAGATACACCGTATCCTGCTGAATCTAATGTAAATCCAAAGTTATCAGTTGTAATACCAGAAAAGAATTCTACTGCTGCAGAACCAACTTGTACAAAGGTATCGTATTCAGGATCGGTTGTTCTAAATTGTGGTGCTCTTGATACAACAGAAACATCACTACTACCTGTTATGATTAAATCAATACCAGTACCACCGGTAATGGTCATTCTTCTTACAGTTATATCACCTGTGTTTATTTGTGAACCTGATACTAAAAGAGAACCAGTGATTTCTGCATCTCCAGTAAATGGAAATCCACTACCTCCTCCACCACTACCACTTAATGCGTATCTTTCATCATAAGAAGCAGTCAATTGTGATGAGCCAGAAACTACACCACTTGGTAATGCTCCACCAAACGATGAAGTTGCTACAAGAGTAGATACATCACCCACTCCACCTACCAATGCAAATCCTTCTTGTATTGATGCTGTTATTGTTCCTTGAATTACTTGGTTTCCAGTGAAGGTATTGGAACCCGTAGTTGCTAAATTGGGTGCAGAAAAACCTTCAATCGTAACCGATGCTGATTGATAAGGTTGTATTTTATCTACTAATATAGTGCTCATATTTTTATATATATATTTTGTTAAATTAAACTTACTTGTCTCCAAGTTCCATCAAAAAAATATAGATTAGAACCTGATACTGCTAAAGAACCAGTAGTTCCACTTGGCAGTGGGTCTGATTGTGATAATCTTACTGCCTCTCCTACACTAATTGATTGTGATACATGCGCAGAACCTGATACACCTAATGATCTTGCATTATTTATATTACCATCGTTATATATCAAAACATCACTTACAATAGCTATTCCGTTAATTAAACCACCTTGACCAGCTACGAGTTTATTTACATCACATTGACTAAATCTTACTGCTGCACTTAATCTTGTATCACCTTCTACGGAAAAACTACCACTAATTACAACACCACCTAAATCATTTGGATCAAGATTACTAAACGCAGGTGCTTGTATTACAACTCTATCAACTGATGATGATACTCTCAATGAACCAGTTATAGTTTGGTTTCCAATAAAAGTATTGGAACCAGTTGTAGCGAGAGATGATGTATCTACTGATATATTATTTATTCTACTATCTACTGATGCAGAGTATGTGGTAAAATCAGTAACTGATGATGACAATAAACCACTTGGTAAAGCAGATGCAGTTATTTGGGATAAAACAACTAAATTACTATTACCTTCTACTACTATACTACCACTAATTGCAACTGGTCCTACCAACATTGCGTTATTACCAGTTGGTATAGTAAATCCATCAAGAGTTTGTGGGTTCATATATACTTGTGATTTTACAGTTTCACTAACTAATAATGAACCAGTGATTACTGCAGAACCAGAGAATGGGAAACCATTACCAGTTCCACCACCTCCAAATGAACCAGTAGATACTGCAGTAGTTATACCACTACTATTACCTACTAATACAAATCCTTCTTGTAATGAATGAGTTAAAGAATTTAATACATTCAATGCACCCGAGATAAGGTTATTGCCATAAACATAAAAAATATCAGTTCTTACATTTACTGATTGTCCTTCTTGTTTTCCTCTTGTTTCTATATTAATGACACTGCCATTGCCTATTGTGCTACCACTAACTCCACTAATAACATTTAATGTATTGGGACTACCAAGTACTGGTGCATTATTTATTGTTTCTATATTTAATGTATTGGAATCAGGAGAGGAGATTCTATTTGTAGAACCACCAAATGCTATTCTTGTTGCATTCTGCATTGAAATACCAACAGAACCATCAGGTGAAGGGTTAAAGTTCTTTGGTGAAGTTATTGATTGTTGTGTATTCAATGTCACAAATGAACCTGTCAGTTGTTCAGAACCAGATATAATACCTGCTGGTATATTACTAATTTGTGGATAATCAATTTGTGATGAACCTGATACAGTACCAGGAGGTATAACACTACCACTATCATCAGGTATATTTACCGCAAAGGTAGAACTATCACCTTTTGTAAAAGTCAAGTTTCTACTACCATTATCAAATGAAGCAGTTAGTAGTAGTGAGCCAGTATTAGTTGATACACCACTCAATCCACTACCATCTCCAAAGAATTGTGATGCCGAAACCGAACCTGATATAGTTAGTCCTTGTACTATACTACCAGTTCCATTTACCAAAAATCCATTATCATCATTCTTCTGCAACAATTGTTGGAAAGATGATGATATATTTTGTGATGTTAAATTATAATTAGCCATATTTTATACTCTTTTTTATTGTGGTAGGTACTTGTATCTTGAATTAACTATCTTTATACCCATTCTTTCTATATCTTCGCGTATCGTTCTTCTAAATACGATTGGTGATTTAAATTGCACTGAGGAATCAGGGTATATATCGTCATTAGTTTCAGTTCCATATTCAGGGAATAAGTTATTGTTAAAGCATAAATAACTCACTAGTCTTTCTGCAAAGTATTCAGCCTTATTTTTTACTGATGTTCTTTTCTTATCATACATCTGCATATCAACCGATAGTGCATTATCCCCACCTTGTGGTTGTAATAATCCATTATTTCTTGGTCTTAAATAAATGGCTTCCAATGCCTCGTAGTATGAAAAGTATAGTAGTACATCGTGGATGTAATCATCCAAAAGTGTTTTATATTTTCCACCAATAGTTCCTGTATCTACATCATCTATAATTCTATCATATAGTTTTGTTCCAAGTAGACGAGTCAAATGGATTATTTGTGCTTCTCGTATTGTTGAACGCAATAAGTCAGGATCAAGAACATTATTTATATCCGTAAATCTTTTTAGTTTTGCCTCACTTAGCAATAGGGTATTCTGCATTTTGATCTCCTTTTAGTTCATCTACTGATTCAATTATTTCTTTTTCCAATACTTTATCTTCACCACTCTCAGCATCTACTGATGTTACTACATCTATCTTTTCACCATCTTCAAATAGTCTTACTTGTTCTACTCCCAGCATTGCATCTATTCCATTACACTTAAAGATATAATCAAAAGTGGATAGTATATCTGATTGCATTGGTTCAATAACCGTCTTTTGGAAGTGTGCGTATGCATCAAGTAGTTCAGTTCTACCCCCTAATTGTCCTTCGGTTTTTATACCTACAAGCATTGGGGAAGTTATTCTATGTGATGTTAATATCTTTTGCATCACCATTTCATTTACTGTGGTATAGTATCCATCTGCTCCATTTTGTGGAATAGGTGTAATGATTGGTGCTTGTTCTTTATTTGCCACATCCATATAAATCAACGAACCTGCATTGTCAGACCCTGCATATGCATCTCGTAGTTGTCTTTCAATTATGTCCCTTTCCTCTTCATCTGCATCCGTAAATGTTGTGATGGATAAGGATGGTGCAAGACCATTTTTTATATTATTTTTGTGGAAATTATCTATCTCTGAATCCAATGCAATTATATTCAGACCTGCCATATATTCGGGTAGTGGGTAGTATTTCATACCTGGTCTATACCCACAATCATATATCATTGCATTTGGATATGTTCTATCTAATTTATTGAATCTAGGGATATATAGTAAATCATCTGGATTTACTCTTATTCTATTTTTCATACCAAACTCTGATGAGATATAGTATCCAGGTATAATACCCCTTTCGTTCATTTGTTTTGCTCTTACATAAGAAAAGTCAATATGATATACATCAGTTATTTTGGTTCTATCATTTGACCAGATTATTTCCAGTGCATATCCACCAAATAATGCCTTATCATATGCTACTTTCTTAAATAAGTCATTCCAACTTTCACCATCTCGGTTGGCATAATCAAGTATTTCTGGCTTTTCAGAAGTTAAACCACTAC